ATGGCAAAGACATTCGGTAATTTCTTGAGTTTTACGCAAAAACATTGAATGACGTTATGGGACGCCGACCAAACACCGCAATCCTTGCTCAAGCCGCCGCTACGGGCGTCGGCTTGCGTCAAGCTCGTCGCCAGCTTGAGAAAGGGCAAGGCGTTGCTGTGGCAAAGGCAATGAAGCCTATCGCCGGGATAGGATTAGACGGCGAGATTGATCGACTAGAATCCTTGGCCGCCACTCTTGGCGAGGCTGCCAAGGAGGCGAGCGGGCCGGAACGGTCGTCACTGATAGGCGACTACACTCGCGTCGTGGAGGCACTGCGAAAAATGAAGGGCGACCGGCCAGACATTAACGAGGCGGAGGGCAAGATGGTGCCGATCGACGAGGCCGACAAGATACTGGCACGCCGGACTAACGCACTAATCCCGCTACTGCTTGGCATGCCCAAACGCCTAGCGCCTATCTGCGCTCACCGGCCAGCTGCTGAGATCCAGAAAGAAGTGGAGAACGAGGTGGGGCAAGTAATGCGACAAGTGCAGGCCGCGCTGTGAAGGCAGCCGAACAGTTACTCAAACGCGAGCGCGATCGGTGGAACTTTGAGCCACCGCCCAGCGTGATCGAGTGGGCCGAAAAAAACATCCAGCTAGATAGTAGGATAACCGCTCGCCCAGGTCTTTACTCAACCAAATACACGCCTTACGTGGCGGGCGTACTGGAAGCGTTGGCCGATCCGGGCGTTCATACCGTTAGCCTTTGCTGGGGATCGCAGACAGGCAAGACGCTGACGCTGGCCATCTGGCTGGCATACCGAATCGCTAACGATCCAGCGCCGGCACTGCTCGTAATGCCTAACGCGGATCTAGCTAGGAGCTACAGCGAAACGCGACTGACTCCGATTTTTGAGAAGTGCAAGCCGGTGCGGGCGTTGTTCCCATACGACAGCGACGATTTCAAAATCCTAGAGATGCAGTTTACCAGCATGACTCTCAGCCTGGTCGGATCGAATAGCCCGGCCAACATCAGCTCGCGACCGATCTGCATTGCAGTGCTGGACGAGCTGGACAAGTTTGCGCCACCGACGGAACGCGAAGCGGCCGCCTACAATCTGGCGCTAGAACGCACAAAGGCTTTCCCTAACCGCAAGCACGTACTGACTAGCACGCCGACGTTAAGCACCGGCGATATATGGCAGAACTACCAGGCAGGAACGCAGGAAACTTTTCACGTGCCCTGCCACGCTTGCGGTGAAATGCAGGCGATGGAGTTTGGACAAGTGCGTTGGGCAGATAGTGCACGCAATCCTGACGGCAAGTGGGATCTACAAAAAGTAGGGGAGACGGCCGCATACCATTGTACCAAGTGTAATGAGCCGTGGACTGAGGGCCACAGGCGCACGGCCGTAGAACAGGGCAAGTGGGTGGCAGCAAATCCAAACGCAGAACGAGGAAGGCGAAGCATGCGACTGCCTAGCTGGTACTCGCCGACCGTAACTTTCGCCGATTGCGCCAAACAGTTTTTAACTCAAAAGCACTACTTGCACGGCTTGCAAGGATTTGTGAACGGATGGAGTGCAATGCCTTGGGAAGATCAATTTGATGACGATAAAACCGTCGACATCCCCGCCGGTGCATTTGCGAAAAAGCAGGATTGGGAAACTGAGCATATTAAACTGGCGGCCATAGACAGACAAATCGACGAGTATTGGTTCGTGGTAAGGGCGTTTGCTAGGGATGGAACGAGCAGGCTAATCGACGAAGGCCGGGCAAGAACGATCGAGGACGTGGCGCAACATTTGCACGCACTAGGCGTTCAACCCAAGCACACGACGATGGATAGCGGATACGAGACGCACGATTCATACAGAATCTGTGCCCGCTATAAGTACACGGCATTAAAAGGCGAAGAGCGTCCTGCCTACTGGATCGAAACGCCACGCGGGCGGATGAAGTCGGTACATTCCGCTGAACAGCCCACTGACGCAGGCTGTATGCTTCTCCTTCTCAGCTCGCCGGCCTGTCAGGACTTGCTGGCATGGTTGCGAAGAGGGCAGGGGCCACGCTGGGAAATTGCACATGACGTAAGCCCGGACTATCGCGAGCACATGAGCAGCCACAAAAAGGTGCATCGGATTAACCGCAAGACGGGCCGCGATCACTACGAATGGATACGAATCAAAAGCAGGCAGGATCACTTATACGATTGCGAAACTTATCTGGCTGGCTTTGCCGTGTACGGAAAAGTGATTAGGCCGACCGCTTCACTTGACGAGGAATCGTTGACACCTGTGGCGACGTGATGGCTATTTCCCGCAGACTCACGCGGGCCGTTGCTGTAAACTACCTGGCTCAAGCCTCTGGAGTTACCGCAAGCGCCCTGACCAACCTTGCCACTGACCGCAACGCGGCAATGACGGGCGCAGCATCAGGCCGTGCACTGGTCGGATCTTCAGCGGGTGGGCAGTCGGCCAGCTTCCAGATCGATCTAAAACCCACCGAACGAGTTGAACTATTCCAAGCCGCAATCGATTACCTAAACGGCGTACAGGTCACACGCACCAGCGCCTCATTTTCTTACATTCTGGATAGCTGATTATGGCACAGAAACTTTCACTCGTGGCTCGGATGGGCGCAGGCATCAAAGCGTTTGGCGCTGGATTCGGTGCAGGCATCAGCACGTTTCAACCCTACGAAGGCGCAGGCTTTTCCCGTAAGCGCCCTGTAATTTATGGCGCTCATGCCCGCGATTCACGGCTAGATCTAAACGAAGCCACGCGGGTAGAGCTGCTTAAGCTCGCCCGGCACATGTACCGCAACGTGGGGCTGATCAAAGGCGCGGTGGATTCCATCGCTACCTATTCAATCGGGCCGGGACTCCGGCCACAGTATCGTGGAGCAGACCAAGACTTTGGCAGACTGTGCGAGGAATACTGGCGGGACGTGGTGGTGCCGTCGCCAGAGGTTACTGGCCGGATGACCTGGACGGATATGCTGCTGGCGCTATCGCGATCGATCGACGTGGACGGCGACGTATTCGTCATTATGACGGAAAAGGGGAAGCTACAAATTGTCGAAGGTCACCGCGTATGCGAGGGCGATGACTATGGAACTTCTGACGGCGTGTTTCTCGGCAAGCTCGGCGAGCCTACTGGATACCTAGTTCAGACAGGCGAGTTATATCGCAAGCTGGATGCAGATACCGTCATTCATTTAATGGAACTGGAACGGCCGGATCAGATTCGTGGAGGATCCTCACTCGCTCGCGCTCTTAACCACGTCCGTGATTTGAAAATGCTTGGTGAGTTTGAAAAGGACGCATTGAAATTGCAGGGATCGATTGCCGCCGTGATCACCACCGACCAAGGCGACGAGCTGGCTGGGCAGGGCGGATTCTTTGGGACAGTGCAAGCGCAGGATAGCGGAGAAAGCACCATTGCCCGCGAGGAGATCACCAGCTCGGCCACCATCCCGCGTCTTTCCCCTGGCGAAAAGATTGAGATGATTGGGCCAAACCGGCCGCACGCAGGCTTTGAGCCGTTCGCCAAATTCCTGATTCGTGACGTGGCCATGGGCCTAGGCTTGCCTGTTGAATTCGTTTACGACCCAGCCAGCGTCGGCGGGGCAGGGATGCGGTTTATTGTAGCCAAGGCGCAGCGCAGATTTGAACAACGGCAACGCCTTCTTATCGACAGATTCTGCAACCGGGCATGGCGCTACTTCATCGGCGGCGCAATCGCCAACGGCGACCTACCGGCCGTTGAGGACTATGCAAAGGTAACATGGCAAACGCCGAAGTCGCTGACTGTGGACGCGGGGCGTGAGGCAATGCAGGCCCGCGAGGACTACAAAGCGGGCTTATCCTCGCTTCAGGGGTACTTTGGGGAGTTAGGACAAGACTGGGAAGAGCAAGTCAGGCAGATTGCAAAAGAGCGTGAATTTATCGCATCGATCGGAACCGTCACACCACAGACCGATGTGGCGGCCCCAGTGGAAGTAGTTAAAGAAGCACCCGCAATCGACGAGCCTACGCCAGTTAATCCCGAGAAAGATCCGAATGCCGGCCCAGATGCGGAACTAAGCGCAAAGGTTGAGCTAGATTTACCAACACAAAACGCAGGCGAAACTGATGACAAGTTTATGGCTCGCTGCATGGGCAATCCGACAATGGTGTCCGAGTTTCCAGAAAACGATCAAAGGTCAGCCGTTTGCGTTCGGCAGATGAAACTATCTGCCAAGTCCCAGGCAGAATCCTTCACCATGAAAGACGATCCCGACTACAAACTCAGCGACAAAGAACTAGACATGGTCGCAAACGCAATCGGGCTTAAAAAAAAAGAAAAAATAGAATTAGCTAAACCCACGGCCGGCATGATTGCCGAAGCCAAAAAGGGGCTAGAGTGGCGTCGAGAATATAAGCGGGGCGGGACTGAAGTGGGCGTGGCTAGGGCACGCGATATTATCAATAACGTAGACTTTCCAGATGAAACCATCGCCCGCATCAGCTCATACCTAGCGAGGCATGAGGTGGATAAAAAAGGCGAGGGCTTTAACCCTGGTGAACCGGGCTTTCCATCGGCAGGCCGGATAGCTTGGGCGCTATGGGGTGGCGATCCTGCACAGAGCTGGGCAGCGGTACAGATGCGCCGGATCGCCCGCGAGATGGCGGCTCGGCCCGGGCCGAAGTCAGCCAGCCAAACACCTGCGCCGGCAAGTGAACGCAAGAAGGGCAGCAAGGCGAACCCAGCCGGCACAGCTTCTACCAGATCAAAGGCAGGCGATATCGAGATCAGCGAAGCCGTTGAGCAAACTTTAAAAAACAAAATAGCCGACTTTAAAAAAAGCCACCCCAACCGCAAGGCGCCCAGCTTAGGGGCACTGAAGAAAGTTTTTCGCAGAGGTGCTGGCGCTTTCTCAACCAGCTTCAGGCCAACGATCGGCGGGGGAAGACCCAACAGCCGGACAGCCTGGGCGATTGCCAGGGTAAACAAATTCTTAAAGATGGCAGGCGGTGGCGAGGTAAAGAAAAGCTACCGCGAAGCTGACGGCGATCTGCTCTAAAGTTGACGTTTGCTCTGGCCTATATGGCCAACAAATTAAACGGCGTTTCTATTTTAACGGTTGGAGAGGCTAGGGGCCACAACCTCAAGATCGACCAAACCTCACTCGAGCAGGCGCTCAAAGTGGCGCAAAGCATGAAACGGATCAAGGTGACCATGGGCCACGGGGCACCCGTCACCGGCATCCTTGGTTACATCGATAATTTTTCAATCAAAGGCGACCGCCTGCTGGGCGATCTAAACCTCTTTAACACTAACGAGGCGCAGTTTGTCGAGCAGCTGGCCCAAGTCCTGCCCGAAGGCTTTGGCATATCCCTTACCTTTAGCGGCGTGCCTGAGATCATGGGCGCTGAACGTTTTGCCCGGGTGACTGAAATCTATGACTGCTCAATCGTTTCTGAGCCTGCCGCCAATCCCGCAGGAATGTTTTCTGCCTTCTCAGCGGTTGACATGAAAAAACTTCAAATGAACGAAGCACCTGTCGAAGTAAAAAAAGAGCTTAGCGAACCTGCCGTTGTGGCAGTTCACGCACCCGAAGCTCCTGCCGTTGAAACTCCCGCCGTTGTCGAAGCACCTAAAGCCGAACTGGCTGAGATGCCTGCCGACAAGCCTGAGGAAAAAATGGCCGAACCTACTTTGATCGACATCGCTGCAATGCTCACAGAAGTCCTCGCGCTGATGAAAGCCGACGCAGCTTCTGACGTTGTCGAAGCGCCTGAGATGCCATCTGAAGATATGACAAAAAAAGAGATGAGCGCAAAGGTTGAAGAGAAGGCCGACGACAAGGCCGTGACCACTTTGGAAAAAGCCAAGGCCGACGCTGCTGGCGCAGTGGCGGTTCCCGCTGAATCGAGCCAACCGCTCGGCCGGGCAGAAATCCTCAATCAATTCAACGCGG